GTATCAGCTAGATGATTACAATGCCGAGCTTGAAAGAATTTCTTGGCAAGAAGAAGACATTAATGAAAAGTATGACAAGCGTGCAGAAGCTTTGGACAATGTAGCCAAGGCCAATGAAAGAATCAACAATTTACAAAAAGCTCAGCTAGACATTGCAGAAGCTCTTTCTCGTGGAGATGTGGCAGCAGCTGCAAGGGCACAGCAGGAGCTTCGTACCCAGCAGGCACAGGCGGCAGAAGAGGCTCAAAAAGAAGCACTAGAAAGACAAAGAACTCAAGAGATTGAAGCCGTAAGGTCTACATCTGGCCTGGGAAGAAAAGAAATCGAAGACCTGATTACCACACTTGAAAGACAGGTATTTGAAATAGAAGAGGCAAGTCTTGAGCCAGCACAAGAAAGAATTAGACTAGCAGAAATTACAAGGGACCTAGCTATCGAGCAGATAGAGCTTAACGGCATGGCAAGGGAAGAGTTTGATGCAATTGCAGCGGCTACATCTCTAGCTGCAATCAATATGGAAGATATGGCTACCTCTGCTGAAAAACTTGTAGCTATGGGGCAGTTTATTCAAACAGGTACCAAGCCTGCAAACTGGGAAGAGCTTTTCCCCATGCCAAAAGCAGCACCTGCACCAGCACCTTCTAGTGGAGGCGGAGGCTCTTCCGCACCGCGAGCAAATAGAAAAGACGAGTGGACAATGCCAGACGGAACACCACTAAAGAACCTGGTGCCTGCCGGAATGTCTTGGAACCAATACTACAATGAAAATCGTGGAGGACCAGACGGACTAGACCAAAAGCTAAGCCCAACATACAGCGCAAACGGTGGAATGATTGTTCCAAAGAGAATGGCTGTAGGCGGAATGGTGGGTGGCGTTAGCGCACCACCACTACAAATGGCCATGGGCGGAAAGGTCAAGGGGTACCCCATGGGAGGACTCATTCCGTACAAGTCCAACGGTGGCTTCTTTAAATCACTTGGGTCAGACACAGTACCCGCAATGCTAACCCCAGGAGAGTACGTTGTTCGCAGACCAGCTGTTAAAAACTTTGGGGTAAAAAATCTTGAAGATATTAATCGTGGCACATACAGTGACGGTTCCGTGTATAATTATAACTTGAATGTAAACGTCAAGTCTGACTCAGATCCAAACAGAATTGCAAACACAGTTATGCGTAGTATCAAGCAGGTAGAGGGGCAAAGAATTAGGGGGAATAGAATTTAATGGTTTCATCAACATACATGTCTAATCGTAAAAAATACACTAGACCACAGGCGATGTTGTTTTCGGATAACCCCGGAACTATTGACAACGGATTTTATGTCCCAGAGGGTACAGAGTTTGAAGACTTTATTGTGTTGTCAGACTATAACAGGCAGCCTATATCATTTAAAAACAACAGGATTGAAAGCAAGGTCAGAACTATTAATGGCCGTATGCGTTCATACCACATTGCAGATAAAATGAATATTTCTGTTTCTTGGGACAACATTCCATCTAGATCTGCCAGTTCCGCTTTGGTTGTTGACGCAGTAAGCGGTGAAACGTTTATCGGTGAATCTGAAACTTCTTACATTATGGATAATGGTGCTGGTGCGGTAGACTTGTTAAACTGGTACGAAAATCATCAAGGATCTTTTTGGGTGTTTTTGGCATACGATAAGTTTAATAATTTTGAAACCGACAACTACAACAAGCTGGGCAGATATAATGAAATCGTAGAAGTTTTCTTTGAGGACTTTCAGTACGACGTATCAAAACGGGGTAGAGCAACGCACGACTTTTGGAATATATCGCTTAGCCTAGAAGAGGTATAATGTTTACTAATTCAGCACTAGAGGAGCACCTTCAGGAGTCCTCCACGATCAAGCTTCAGTCCGCTGTAATTGCGGAGTGGAACATGAACATTGCTGAAAACATTTCTCAAATAGGAAACTACAGGTTTCGTCCAGCAGACGAGAGCAGCCTTTACTATAGGATTGCTGCATCCTTTAGCTATGAAGATGATGGTAATTTTTATACCAATGCCACAGACGCAGACATCGTAGTTGATGGCGGGTATGACGATCAGGAAATCCCTATAGCCTTTGTTTCTAGTAAACAAAAAGAAGCAATGCTGTATTCTTTAGAAGATTGCTTTGGAAGGTTTAGGCCAAGATCTGGAATTAATAAACTTCGATACTTTGAAAACAAATTTTCTCACAACGACAGCATCTTTATGTCTCAGAGACCTAGATACTACATGGCAGATAAAAAGGACACATTTAAGTATTGGTCATCTTATCGTACAGAGTCTGGCGTAGAACGTGGTATTGCAACTAACGTAGTTAACGAAAGAAACTATATTGATGATGCTGCCCCCTACGTTGTGTATAAAGACAGCGTCCCAGCAAATAGAATTGTCGTAAAGCTACAGACAAATACGGGAAGCATTGACCTAGGACCATTCTCAAGCTCCTCTGGCACCTATGAAGACCCATTCTTCGGAGATGCAAACAACACTGTTCCTTTGATATGGAAAATTCAGTACCTCTCTGGAGACAACTGGTTTGATGCAATTGAGTTTGACGAACAGTCCACAAGAAGAGATGGTTCTGCTATTTTTGGAAATGACGGGTATCTGGAAGTTGGATATGGGCTAGTTATCCCAGACGAATACTACAACCTGTTTAGATATGAAAAAGAATATGCGTCAACATCTTTGCTTCCAAGTGCAACAGACCTAACCGATGGCACATCCTATCTTGTCCGTAATGAAAGCGATACTCGTGGGGTGGTTTATATAGCAATTGATGGAGAGTACGAAAGCTTTGTGGCTAGTTACGGATGGCAAATTGTAGATGATGTAAACAGGGCTGTGTCTTTTGTTACGGACTTAACAAACCCGCCAGAGTTTACCGATAATATTTCTAACGAGGTCGTATACAGAGAATTTAAATACCTAGACGGCTTAAGGCTAGTCGTAGAAACTATGAATGTTTTTGAATCTACCCTAGACCTTATTGAGCTTTCTCCAAGACTTACAGTAGATCTTTCAGACAAGGTTACAGATTTTTCTCTTAGCAAGTCTGCCTCAGACCTAGGAGTTAGCGGTTTGCCAGTAGGCCAGCTACTTGCTTCGACGGGAAGCTTAAATCTGTTTGACTATGACCAAGCCTTTTACAATCAAAACACATCAAGCATTATTCATAATTACTTGTCTCAAAATATTCAAATTAAGTTGTATGAAATTGTTGTAGATGTTTCTGGTGTGGATTACTTTGTACCTATCAAAACAATGTACACTGAAGGCTTCCCATCAATTAACAACAAAGATAGATCTGTCTCTATGGACATGAGAGACTTTTTCTTTTATCTAGAAGCAACCACCGCCCCACAGATTCTTGTTCAGAACGTTTCTCTTAGCTATGCTGTGTCTTTAGTTTTAGACTCTGTAGGCTTTTCTAATTACGTCTTTCAAAGAAACGAAAACGAAACAGAAGAAATTATTTCATACTTTTACATAGAGCCAGACAAGTCTGTAGCAGAAGTTCTCAATTCTTTAGCTAGATCAACCCAGTCGGCAATGTTCTTTGACGAGTACAACAATTTTGTCGTAATGAGCAAGGGCTACATCATGCCTACCACTAGTGAAAGATCTACTGACATTACTCTTTATGGATCTAAAGACTTTACAGACACGGGCGTATTAAAAAATAGTCAAGACAATACAGCCCTAGCAAACATTGTTGATCTTGCTTATCAAGACAATGGAATTTACAATGACGGTAAAATAGTTTATTCTACAAAGTATTTACAAAGAGCCTATGGGTCTATCAGGCAGGCCTCTTTGCTGGAAAGAGATAAGACCTGGATATATAAGCCAGCGCTTCTTTGGGAGGTAACGTCAAACGAATCTCTTAGGTCAACAAATGAAGAAGTTATGGAGCAGTCTGCATATTCGTTAGCCGCTGTACCACTTAATACTGATCTTAGCAGCGATATACCTGTTGTAGAAAATAACAAAGTCATTAATAATATTATTGATTTAGGTGATGGAATATACTGGCTAACAAGATACAGCGGATATATGTATGCTAATGGGGAGATCATAAAGTATGATGCTGTTCAGTACAACATTCCAGGCCTTTCTAGTGAAGAGCAAGATGTAGACAACAATAGCAATGTTTGGATTAGCAGCCTAAGAGAATACCAAAGGTATTTTTCTAAGATTCCTTTTAATGGAAAAATTTATCCAACTGGTCTTGTTAGGATTTACGCAGAGCCTAATTATGAAACAAATGGAGGAGTTACTAAGCTCCAAAATGGAGCAGTCTCCAAGCACGGAAGAGGTCAGTTTGGAACAGAAATAGTTTCACACTCAGCAGGCCTAAGCGATTATTGGTCAAGCAATGACAATGTTCGCGGTATTAACATGAACTCTATCTACCTGTTTGGCGCAGAAGAGCCACCAGAGACAGAGCTAGGAGTTGCTGGATCTAATAACGCACAAGCAGCTTCCTCAGATAGAACTGGCGTCATCAAAAACTTTTTAGCAGATCAATCAATTAATGAATCAAATAACTCGTTAAGCTATCCAGCGACAATCCAATCCTCGGCACTTGTTATGAATGGCCCTGGCTCTGCTGGAAATATACAAAACAAAGACTTTGTCTCTTATGTATACAAGCCTTTAGAAAATAGATTTAAGCATTTTGGCACCAGGGTAAGGATTGTTGGGCAGCTAGAGGATAGTGACATCAGGGATCAAACTCCTAACGGAGCGACCACTTACTACACCCTTTCTGATATTGGTACAAACCAAGATTTAACAATTGCTGGTGGAAGTGGCGGCTTGGGAATACTTCTTAATGCTGAGAACAACAATGGGTATTTCTTTGAAATTGCCGCTCTTACTGCTGCAAATATTTCAGACTATGACGAGGAAACTCAGGTAGCAGATGCATTTTTCTACAAAGTAAAAAGAAACGCTTCAGCAACTGAAGATTCTGAACCATCTATTCCCGTAAAGCTTTGGAGCGGAATTGGTAATTTTGTTGTAGATGATGGAACTTTTGTTGGACAGTCTAGGCTTGCCTCTGAAACAAACACAACGATATATGATCTAGCAGTAGAGTATGAAGACCTTGGGGGAATCAGAAGGTTCTACTTATACATTAACAACATTAACGTAGCAATTGTTGATGATGATGATCCGCTTCCAACATACAACAATATGGCATTATTTGTTCGTGGAAACGCCAGGCTAATGTTTGAAAACATCTATGCCCTCACAGACAACTATAGTCAAAACGCTACATTTTCTTTAGATGCCCCAGTTAGATCGACCTTCGGTGTAAACGAAATTAATGCAAATCAGGCCTTACAAAAATATGCTTTGAGTGGGCTGGTGCGGTCTACTTATCTTTCTGGTATTGGTCCTAATGAGCCACCAAAGTACAACCTTTACTACGAAGAGTTTGGAACAATTATGAGAGAGGCTTCTTACTTCAATGTAAGGTACGACAAAGCATATCCAGCATTGTCTGCTCAGATTTCTCCAACATTTAACAAGGTTAAGGGATATTCTGTTTCTGGATTTAGGGCAAGCTCTTACGGAGCAGAGTTCTTAATCTTTAACAACACAGACTCTGCTTTAAACCTAGACTCAACGAGTGGCAACTACCTAAGAATTCAGGGGGTAACGTTTACTCAGCAATCAGAGCACGAACTCTCTGTAGACGAATACTTTAATAGAGTCGGGGATTTGTCAGATCCAATTATTGTTGGAGACACCGTAATCTTACCACCAGAAAAATCAACTGAAGAATATCAAAATATTAAATT